GTGTCGAGAGACAGATGAGTTTATGCCGCTTGAGAATGCGATGACTCAGAGAGATAGCAAGAGGCATAAACTCATCTGTCTCTCGACACGCATAGCCAAACATCAAGCCTTGATCACCAGCACCGAAGTTGTCAGTGCCTAGTGCGATGTCAGCAGACTGACCATGCAGTTTGTTATGAAACTTGAAGTCTCGCCAGTGAAAGCCGTCTTGCTCATAGCCAATCTTGTTGATCACGTTCGCTACGATTGTGCGCAGATGATCAGTTGGTTGATCAGACTTGTACTCGCCTGCAATCGACACAGAGTTTGTGGTCACGAGCGTTTCAATCGCCGCGCGATTTCTAGGATTGCCGTTGATTAAATATGTTGCAACAGCATCAGAGATTTGATCAGCAACCTTATCAGGATGCCCGTCACTTACAGACTCACTTGTGAAATAATATGTCATATCGGCAGTTCGTTTCCTTTTGGTAAGAAATGAAGTTTCGCGGCTTCAGCCTCTACCTTTTCTTTGATGGGATCTGAGATGTACTTCTTGACATCTTCGATTTCTAAATTATTCTTCTCGCACAGCCAGATGATAGCATCCATGTAACTGAGTTCTTTGGTCGCCACCGTATCTTCAATCATACGAGTGAACTTTTGTTTGGTCAGCATTAATTCACCGAGTTGCATTCTAACTCCATTTCTTTGGTCCAGATACCTTGTACATCGGAGTACCAAGTACCTACTGTCCGCTTGACAGTGCCGTCAGGGTGATACGCCATTACTTTACACACAGGCACACAACGATTCTCTCGATTCTCGCCCCAGTGTGTATCGAGCCACACACCATTACGTAGATATGCATTCATATTCTGAACGTATGTATGTGCGGTTTGATATTCCATTCTTATTTTAGCATTATTTGAATCTGGGTCAAGGCTTTTCATGTACGATTGCCACTTTTTGACCCACTCTTTAACCTTCGTTGGGTGCCACGGATGATCATCTTCCATCGTTGTGAAATCATAACCTGGCTCAACGATTGCTTCACGCAACTGAAACGCCTTTGCTACGGTTGGTTTCAGATTCTTGTCGAGATTATCACGCACACTCTGTGGCATGAAGCCTAGTGTACGAGCCTTCCAGCCATTCTTCGCATATGCAGAAAGAAACGTTTCAGGTATTTTCTTGGCTTCGTCCGTCAGGTCCCAACCTGAATCAGTCTCAATCCATCGTCTCATACCATGTGTCAGTTCACGGTCTGATATTTCATGACGAACAAAGTCATCACACTCAAGCCATGCAGAATACATTTGCTCTTCTGTTTTGGCCTTGCGTAATTTGTCCCACTTGGGCTCAGGCACAAGTGTCTTTTTCTTTTTTGGTGTGAACTTAGGTTTTCTAGCCATCAGTATCCATGCTCAAATTGAGGTTCAAAGATCACGTACATATCATTCTCATGATCATAAACTACAAGATAATCCATTTCAGATTGCTCAAGAATCTTGAATGCTTCGATATATGTATTCAATATCGGTTTGCCTGCCACGTTAAAAGATGTATTCAGCAATACACCACCGTGAGCATCTAATAAACCATAAACTAATTTGTTGTCTTTGTCAACCGTCTGTAGCCGAGCAGTACCATCAACATGAGTGATTGACTTGAGTTTTTCTTTATACTCTTCTCGAACATTCACGTTTATGTTCATGTGTGCAAGATTGTCATAGTGAGGAGACTCAAAGTACTTTGGCGCATCTTCGACCTTACACATCGGAGCAAAGGGTCGATAAGGCTCTCTTTTCTTAACCTTGTTGATCTTATCTTTCATGTTCGGATAAGACGCATCACACAAAATAGATCGGGCGCCCAAGGCTCTGAGCCCACACTCGGCGGGCCCTTGTATCATGCCTACGATATTACCCTCGCGTAAAAGTCGAGCAACAGTGTTAGCACTACCGATAAAATGCCGTCGAGTATTTCTGTAGGCCATCAATTCATCAGCCCAAGAGATTCTTTCTTTGCTAAACCAATAGCAGTTGTCGCTTACATAAGGACCTGCGTATGTCGGATCAACACGAGTGTCTCTTGATATCAACTCGTTTTCAAAGGCATATCGCATGACCATACCAGTTGCTATTCCTATGTCATTTGGTATAGAGCAAACTTCTACTTTGATACCATATCTTTCTTGTAGTTTTTGATTCATCACTACATTGAGAGAACAGCCGCCCGACATCAACAGAATACCATCATACTCTTCTTTGATTCGGCGAATCATATCTAACGATTCAAGGCGATCTGTTATTTGATTTTCAAAGGACTGTTGAATGAACGCGGCTCGATTGCATTCTTCTTGAAATGAAAGATCATTCGGCTGCGTGAACTGAACTTCCATCCAATTGTTGCCTGAGAATGGGCTTTTTGTTCGCTGTTTGTTGATGATTAATCTGCGTCTATTTTGATAATTATAAGAGTCACGAATCTGAAGGTATAACGCTTGCAGTTCACGTCTGTCATATGTTTTACCAAAAGCAGACGCGCCCATAATCTTTCCAGGAAGATCATCAGTGAATCCTGTATTACGTGCTATTTTGCCCAGCAAGTAAGTACCTTTTCTCCAATAATCAGAACCTGGATTCTGTTCAAGAATTTTTCGCTTTCGATATTCTAGCGTTTTATCGCCTATGCGGTCTTCGAACCATTCTTCATTCCAGTCGTCCCATTCGGGATCGTAAATATCGATGTGTTCAACCATCTTGTCTCGATATCGATCAAAGGTATAATACTGATTAGGACCATCATCACCATATGCATCAAACGCCCAGATGAGACCACGATCATGCTTTGTAAACATCACATTTGTATATGCGTGACACCAGTGATGGCCGGGCAAAGGTCCCATAGTATTGCAAGAAATACCAAAATGCTTTAGATCTTCTTTTTCTAAGTGAAAATGATATCGAGCCGCACTGCCATCAGGTAGACCGGTACAGATATGCTCGAACTTCATCGGCATACCATTTCTTTTCATGCAAGTCGCGAGTTCTTCGGCTATATTCTGCCAGCGAAGACCACCATACTCTTCATACATTCGAAGATGCTTGTGTCCGGTGATCTTTTCTGCTTCGAAGACCTTGAGTTCTTTTGTCTTGTAGTTGAAACAGGCGATCGAGGTATTATGACCACCATGATACGCCATCAACCAGCCGTTATTGATCATAATTCTTCCTTGCAAAGTGTAAGCGTATATAGTACTTTCTTACTAATGCAACGACAAATAACGAGGCTGTACAAAAGACCGTTGTGACAAACGCACTGAGTTCCATTCTGAATGCAAACCAGATGAGAACAAAGTTCATGGGAAAATTGATCACTGTAGCGACAAGGGTATCAACAAAAACTTCCTTTGCCGCTCGACGGTCGATTTTCATTACGAAGGTAGAACTAATCCTGTTAGAGATGAGCGATATGATTTCGCAACATCTTCTTGTGTCTCAACCATGCAGATCACCGCAGTCTTGTTAAACGAGACACTTGTGACAGGTTGCTTGCCTGTCAGACTCACTGTCGGTAGAAAACCGATTTGCTCGCCGTTGGGTGTCACAAGGTGTGGGTCACTGAGTGTTACTTGATCAGCATCTTCTGATTGAAACTTGCCGATGAATTCACCACCAACGGTAACAACTGTTACTACTTCATTTACTTTCATTACGATTTTCCTCGTTAATATTTGATACAGCATCCAATAAAGGAGTGTTCATTGATAGCGACCGCAGTGCGGCGATATCTTTTGGTAGGCAGTGCCCGCCATAGCCAAACTTGCCGTCAGGACCTGGCACTTGAGTGTGCGATCTGCCGACTCTTGGGTCCATACTAATCACATCGACCATCTGATCAAAACCTTCAAAGCCGATTTCGTGATAGATCTTGTACATCTCGTTGAAGAAGGTCACCTTCGTAGCCAAAAATGTATTCTCAACATACTTGGCAAACGATGCTTGTTCAAGCGAACAATACTTAATCTCTTTCAGTGAAGGCAATAGTGGCGTAAAGATCTCTTCCCAGAAACGACAGTCATCACCACCGTAGATCGCAAACTCTTGGTGCAGAAATTCTTCGGTTGGGTTTGCGTGTACGTGGCTGCCGCGTAGAAACTCAGGTGAACACGTGAACGTTGATGAACTTGCTTCGGCGTACATACACAACCATAAAGGGTCAACAGCCGACTTGATTAAGAATCTGGCGCCCTCATACTTTTCGAAAACATCTTTCACGTTCTGCGTGTAACACGTGCCATCATCACTCATTGGTGTTGCGACACAGACAACTACGCCTGCTACATTCTCCGTTTCATCTGCACCAACGTGGAAACCCAAACGAGGGTCATCAACGATAGTGCTGATGTTACGATGACGGTCGAGTACGTGCTTGACCGCTTTACCAACTGGGCCGAAACCCGCTACAACTATTTTCATACCATAATTCCTAAACACCAGTTTTCAGCCGCATCTTCTGCGTATTGCAGAGAGTGATCAAACATATCAACGGTTCGAATCAACTTCGACTTTTCATAAAACTCAACGCTATAGCCTTTCATGCTCTGAACAACTGTGGCTGATTTCTTGCCGTTGTCAGACCAGTGTTGAGAAATATTTTCTTGTACGAGAATCTCGTGACCATCATTATGTATGTGCACTTCAATCGGCCTCTCTAATGGATTTTCTGATTCATATGCAAGATCTCGGTCTTTCGCACCAAAGATCTTGTCCCAATTGCTACTATATGTATCACGATCCACCTTCATTGGTCGTTGCTTGTCGCCCTTGCCCGCCATTCTCTTCCTCCAGTAGTTTTTGCCACCAGACTGGTTGTTCACGGCGAGTCCATTTCGCAAACGGTCGCTTCGCTACCCAGTAATAGTTTCGATAAGATTGCAAAGAGTCGCCCTCAACAATGCACTGAGGGAATTCTTTCATTGCAGGTGGCGGCTGAAAGAATTTGGTGTCTTTGATGTTTGAGGGCGGTAGCATCAAGAAGTATTCGAGTTTTGCGAATGACTCATGAGTTCGCCCGTATCGGTGTTTGTACTCAGAACATAGTGCAGTCCATGTGTCATACATCCACTGATAGTTCTCGGCGCAGGCTCTCACCCATTGTGTCGATGGGTGATTAATGTGTACAGCCTTGTACAGATTGTGTTGCAACTCTGAATCAGGATGCAAGTATCGAGCAACACGCCTGCCGTTTGTTGCTCGCCCCCACCAGAATTCGCCGTCAAGTACGCGGTGTGCGGTTGACAGCATTTGTGCGTATTCGACACACATCTTACTGGCGTGTTTATCACAGTGCATTTGTGCACAGGTAACAGGTTCAGGATGCAAATAAAATATATTCACTTTTTCTCCGCTAGGGCATCACGTGACTCTTTGAACTCATAGATCTCACGTAGTGTGCCTCTTTCCACACTCGAAAGATCATTGTACATTTTTTTAACTTTCTTGGCTACCTTGCCCTGTCGGCGTAGCATCTTCGCTTTCTTTCCGTTCATAATACTTTTTCACTCTTACTTTTTTATAACCAAACAACTTATACGGGTACAACTGATTCTCATCAACGATCTTATCGTTTCGATAAGTTCGATAGTCATGATAACGCCTATCATGCTGAGTCTCATAGACCACATTGACAATGCGTCTAAGATGATCTGTCGGGTTTCGAACATCAGCCTTATGCCAAGCATTCGGCAGATTTGGCCAGATCACAAACACGTTGTCTTCATAGGGTATTTTCTTTTTCTCTTTACCGTTCGAGAGCCACAGATTACCATCATCAGCAGTGTCACCATCTTCTCGCAGATAGATGAAACCAGAACATAACTTCTTACCGTTATCAAGGTGCCAACCAATCAGATTCAAAGGCTTTGATGTTTTGTTGTATGCTCCATACGTAGTCATCATTTGTTTGAAGTCTTCATCGAATGGTTCATACCACTCATTAAAGTAAGGAGTAAAGGTTTTTTCTACCAGTTTTCTTAAACGAGAACAGCCTTCGATACGATCAATGACACGTAAGGTGTTTGATCGAAAAGAACTTGAAAACCCAGACGTGTTCGCTTTTCTCAGATCGTAACTATAAGGCCCTTTACGAATTCGACCAATCTCGACTCGCTCAAGATCACCCAGAGTGTCCATGGCGGCTGGAAGTTCCTGGTTGTTACGCAGAAACTCCAGCATCGTTGTGTCTTGAATGAAGTCCTTTATTACGATATGCGGGAAAGGCTTCGTGTAGATTTTCGGTCTAAGATTCAGCATCTTCGACGGCTTTCACCACGTCTGGGAAATGTGTACTCAAAACATCCCAGCATTTATCAGCAACTTCAATATGTTCAGACTGAGTACCATGCCCTCGGCGCAGATCACAGTAATGAATCCACGAGCGTAAAGTGCCTGCCATATACAACGTTGTTTCGGTCAAGCCTTCGGGTAGTAACGCTCGTGCTTGTTCTTTGGCAACGCCAAAGTTCAAGGCTTCTTGATAAGCACCTTGTGCAGTTCGCACTACCGACGATTGAAGCATATTGAACTTCTCTTGCAATCGGCGTTGCTCATCTTCATCTTCGAATGTCAGACTCAACTGGCGATTCGTTGGGTGTTGATGTCGAGCCTCTCGGTCAGTAATGAAGTCATTTGCCTCAGCATATCGCTGGCTAAACTCTTGAAAAGAGAACGAACGGTGTCGAATGATCTGTCGAGAGATGTCGCGAGTCGTTTTGATTTCCATCGTGACTGAAACCATCTCGAACGGTGACCAGTGATTCTCACGAATGAGATAGCGTAATAACTTGGGCGCGGTTTTCTCATTATTCTGATTAGAAGGATTACTTACGCGAGCCGCATATGCAATCAGTTCATTCGCCGTATGACAACCCGTGATGGCACTAGGCTGAGTCATACCTACAAGTTTTACTTCACAGGTCATACTTGCCCTCCTCGAATTCGCCTGGCACGCTGTTGTATGCAATCACGTGTTTGAAGGCTTCGAGCAGTTTACTGTCTCGCTCACCATCGGCACTAAATTCAAGGTCGACCATTTGTTCAATCAACTCAGTACGAATCAATTGTTCAAACGAATGCTCGTTGAAATCATTTCTCACAATCATGTGTTATCTCCATCACTATACAATTTACCACTCTTCTTAAAAAGAGGGCGCCTTTCTCCTTTCGGTGTCAATAACCATATTGTACCGATAAGAACGAAACCAACAATCAACAAAAACTCTGCAACACTCTCCATTACATATACTCCTTAAACAAGGCACTCATTAAAAGGAAACCACTCACAGCATTCAACATGATCAAGGCTCGGTCACGCCAGATGACCGACACCCATAACCATAAAAAGACACCCACAGTGCCAAACGCTAAGTCCCAGAATCTTAGATCGGGACCAGCAGATCGCATTGCGAGTGAAATCAAGATTGTCACTGAAGCAACCCACTTCAGATACCAATCGAAATTATCCGGGTACCAATTACGATCAGGCTTTGTGCGCCCTTGCGCACGAGTCTTTGGATCACCCTTCTGATTAACCATTCCTCATCTTCTCCATTCGCGTCTTTGACGCGAGCCACGCATCATAGGTCAGAGGCTTACGAGCATTACCATATGACAACTTGCCTGCCTTAAACTCATCTTTCAGAAACTCGGCTGTCGCCTTGCCCATGAAGCGAGATACTAATTTCACCAAGGCTTGTCGAAACGACCGGCCGTGGTGCCAATGACCAAGACAATGAGCGAGTTCGTGAAGCACGGTGTACTCGTTCATTCCGCATTTGGTATCTAGCGTGATTCGACCCGCAGTGGCAAGGCCGGCTGAACCTCGACCAGTATTTCTTTCTTTGGCGGCTACTCGAACCTGAGTGCCTCGAAACAACTGTTCGATACCGTAGTCTTCGCGAGACTCATACGCTTCGACAAACAACTTGCCGTAGGTCTTCGACTTCGTGACCTTGTTCACGTACTTCTGAACTTCAGCGATTGACTCGAACTCACGACCCGAACCAAAGTTGGCTTGAAAGCGCCACTCAGCCTTGTAAGTCTTCAGTCGCTCAGAATCTTGACCGCGCTGGCCTTTGTTCTGCTTGACCTGGTGCTTACGCAAGTACTCATTGTACTCATGCTGAGGCGTACCGTAGTACGGCGCTTGAATACGATAGGCGTTGTAATCAATACGGGGCATTATCAAACTCCTCGAGGCTTTTCTCAACTTCACGAATGAATTCAACAGCAGACTTCTCACCGAAGCCATAACGATCACGCAATTTCTTTGCGATCTCAGATCGAGGGACACCGTTGAAGATGTCCTCTTGCACAGAACAAACTACACGACCCATAGCACTCATTAGGCAAACTCTCCATAGGCAACGTCTTCAGGATAAAGACGGAGATGGTCAATCTCCATGTCCATCTCATGCATGGCTTGCAGGGTTTCTGCAAGATTACCGATGTCGCCGATCTCGACGAACTCACCAGTGTTGATGTTAACGATAACACCCATAATCAAACTCCTGTATAAAGTAAACCGTAACCAACAATACCGCCGAGAGCGGCACCCATCACTGCAATCGCTACGATCTCAATCAAAACTTTTCTCATTACGCTACCTCTTCAACAAAGGGTTTCGCGATCAAGTAGACACCAACCGCACTAGGGACATCACAGAAGGCGTACTCACTGCAAAGCAGTCGATACTTGGCGAAGTACTTGACTTCAGACTGATCAGCACTGCTGATAGGTGGGAAATAAACAGCAACCTGTTCGCCACGATCATCGATGACCTCACCAAGACGCTCTGGGTATATCGCACCAGAGTTGATCTGAACAACACGACCTTTCAAACACTCCATAACAACCTCACTCTCATTCAACAAGGGTATGGTCTCATACCATGACAAAGGTGTCAACAACTTTTTGAAGTTTTTTTAGACTTTTTTGTTATAAGCATAGAACGGAAAGTTCTTTCTTGGTCAGATCTCGAAACTTACGGCGAGCAGGAGACCATGTCTTGAGAGGCTTCGAAAAGTAAGTAGCCTTGGTCTCACCGCGCCGGATATAACCAACGAGGGTCTGGCCCTCGGTGATGTAGATGTGGTTAGGCGTCTCAGGCGCTTTGTCCCACACCGTGACCTCTTGTCTAACTCTCGGCATAGAGCAGAGCCTCGATAGATGCGACCTCATCCTTGGCGCACTGAATTGCCGCCTTCATAAGGATCGGGTTGGTCTCAGCCTTCTCAATCGCCATGAGAAGATTTTCAATGACAACCTTGGCGCCAGAACACTGCGCTCGCGCATCAACCATCTCGAAAAAGTAATCTTTCTCCATTACACTAACTCCATATCAACAATCACTTGACGAATCTCTTCGTCGGTCAAACCGAGGGCACCCATGTCCCACTTGAACTCCTCAATAGCCATCATACCATTGATGACAGCCTCACACTGGGTGAGAACATACTCACCACAATTACCACGTGCATACCATGCAGTCATTACGCTACCTCCCCAAAAAGTTTAACAGTCAAATTCTCAATTCGAGTATCGAAGTCAGTGAAACCCATCTCAAACGGAACGTGAATCTTGATACCCTCACGACTACCGTTGGTGTCATACTGACAGTGAATGGTGTAACCGTCACAGATGTAGACTTTGCGACCAGGCTCAATCTCAGCAAAGATCGGGCCTTTCTTCTCAACCCAACCAGTGACATAAGTGTCGGGACGATCAGGCATTGGTTCAAAGTCGTAAGCACGAATCAGATCACCAATCTCAGCAGTATTTTCAAACTTCAACATAACAAACTCACTCTTATCAATTCAGGTAGGATGGTCTCACACCATGTCTTAAAAGGCAATCAACCTGGTGAATAGTCGTTATTCACCAGAATGATCTTAGTAGTCCAAGTAACCGCCTGGGACAGACTCAGCCCACGCCTCGACCTCTTCGAGGGTGACCCAGTTGTGGTTTGTTGCCTCGGCGGCATCAAACGCCAAGACAAGACAGACGCGACCAGTCGCGCCACGAGCAAAGGCACCAACGGCCTTGCTCATAGGAGAGCCTGTGTAATCACAGGCTTTACCATCGTACTCAGGCAAACGAACTAACATAATTAAGCCTCCTTAGGAGCAAACAATTTACCGAAACCTTCAACCAGCAGGTTGTAGGCATAGACTTCGTATCGCCACTCGTGGTCGAAATCGTAGTCATCAGTCTCAAGAGCGGCAACTTCAGCGGCCGCATAACGGCGCTCAAAACCTTGAAGAGCATCAAGAGTGTCTTCAGTACCCATGAAACCCTTGACAATTCGAAGAGCCTGGTTGAAGTCAATGCCTTCAGCCTGCATCTCTTCGATCTCACACTGAGTTTGGTAAATTAATCGTGCCATATCAATTACTCTCTATCATCAAATTACGGAGTAATTATCGCACAGGAGGCTATGTTATGCAACCATTTTTCTATGAAAGTTTTCGATTAATCCGAGGTTTTTGATCGATTTCTTCGATCATACTCTTCTTTAGATCCTGGGTATCTCCACGACCAGATTGCTACGCCGAGCATGAAGCCACCCGACCACAGCAGTGCGTTGAGATTGCCCGTGGCGTGCCAGAGGATTGCGAGTGAACTGGACATCACCAGTATCATCGCATATTTGAGTCTCGTTGGAAAGACTCGATACTCAACCCAGTTTGTCAGAAACGGGCCGAAGTGTTTGTGGTTGTATAGCCAGTCGTGCCACTTCTGACTCGACCGGCTGAACGCATAAGCAGAAAACACCAGAAAGATCGAAAAAGGGATGCCCGGAGTGACAAACCCAATGTAAGCAATCCCAAGACTGGTGAAGCCTGCTATCTTCCATAACGCCCGCTTAAAACGGGAACTGGATACGTTTGAACCTTTCGACATATTCTCTATCCATACCAAGAACGTTCGTCATCACGTCCTTGCTTCGTTCGTTCTTTAACTGCCCTTCGCAATAGTCCATCTTACCTTGCTCGTGCGTACAGATCTCTATCTCTGAGTTGGTGGGCTCCATCTTTTCAAGTTCTGTGAACCATGCATTCGCCATTGTCAACCCAATATGACACACACGATCGATCTCTTTCTCATCCGCAGTGGCGCCCATGACAACCATGCTGTCACTAAAGAAGTTTGCCCACGCAGGTAACTCTCGCTTCCGAGATGCTTCGAAACCATGTGTCATTTTCTTCCACGTCTCATCGATAGGTGAGTTGTGTGTTGTTGGTGACATATCGTGAAAGCAACCTGTGACCTTGTTCTTACCAACGATCACATCAAAGCCATAGACTGGCATCGGGTAGTTGCGAGCCGAAAAGAATGCGGTGTGCATCATCCACAATCCTTTCTCTTCACGCAGATCAACTACTGAGGTGTGTGCGAGTTCGCACCTTACAGATGAATAAAACTTGTTGATGTGATCTCGATGCCATGGCCCTCTCTCTTCGGGAAAACCACAGTGCCCTTCACAAACAATGTCAAGACTCTTCGTTAAGTCCCGGAATTTGTTCCACATAGCCTCTCCATAGATTTTTCGCTGTACGAATGTGTAGACGAAAACCTTCGCTCACTTGCTCTTGATACCACTCTTCCTCTTCGTAAGGGTATTGAAAGTTCTCGCGTATATACTCTCTCGCCCCCTTGATATCTTCAAACGTATATAGCCTTGCAGATTCAGGATAATGCCTTGACATGATCTGCCCGCCATACAGAAGCCCCATGTAATTCAAATAGATGTGCCCTTCTAATCGAGGCGCGTATCTTAACACCATTTCGTAGGCAGCCAACGAATATCGTGACTTACCACCCAGAGCCTTGATGTCTTCTCGAATCAACTCACTTCGACGTAGATCTTCACGTACATGAGGGTCGAGTATTTCAAAGATGTTGAGTTGTGCTTCGAGCCATGCTCGACGTTCAGTGGTGGTCAACTCACCTCTGAACATTTTCTGATTGAACGGTTGCTCTTCGAGCAGGTCATGCAGTACTTGCGTTTTCTCTTTTATTAAAGACATCAATCGTTTTCTTCAATTCGGGAGCCCACTCATCGCGGTGCTCAATAAAGACTTGCGGCTCATCATCATCAACCGCGATTATTGTGACTAATTGGGAGACAGGCAGCCCGGTTCTTTCTTCGAACATGATCGCATACGCGGCTTCTTGCTGGAAGTATTGCTTGATTCCGCTTCGATACTTTTTTCGCTTTGCTGTTTTGAAATCAATGATTGATATCTTTCCGTCAAATTCAGCAACACAATCGACACGCCCAGCAAGACATAAATGGTCGCTGTAAAGAGCACATTCCTGCGCGTAAACCTTGCCGATTCTTTCATCTAGTATGCCTCTAACGCTCCGGAAGTTATCAATGATATTAGGCATATAGCCAGATACGTAATCATCCACGTTATCCAGATACTTCTCGATAATCTCATGAACTGCCGTACCTCGCTGACTAGCACGATAAGAAACTCTATTAGCCTCTTCTTCACCTACTCTCGCCTTCCAAGCCGCAATAAATTTTTCTGATAGTATACTGAGAACCGTTGTCACAGACGGATATGCATTCCCATCGGGAGTTATATAGCGTCTTTGACCATTTTTTTCGACAGTTTCGAGATCTTTTATTTCGAGATCAGCGTGTTCGAACTTTTTTCTGTTTGCGTTCAATTGCTTCTAACCTTCTTCGCGTTGCTCTATTCATGGGCGCTTGTACACCCGGATTCACTTGCTGTTGATCCATACCACGACCATCAGAAATGTCAGATTCATCATCACGTTGTTGTGCAGATGATAACTTATCATTATACAGTTCTACACGCACATTGTCAAGTTTTGGCACCTTGAGATTGTCATGATTGTGATGCAAAACGAATTCGGTTTTTGGGAATTCACGGAAGATGTCACGCCAGATTGGGCGCCAGATATTCAAGAGACGGTAGTTGTTGATCTGCCCTCGGTCACTTGACAATGCAAGGTCAGTCGAACTACGCATATTGAAATCAAAGATAGTGTCAAAGCCATATAGGTGAACTTCGTCAGCCTTTTGCTTGTTAGCGGCATAGTGTACCGCCATATGCCCACAGTTAAAGTTGGTAGGATTGACGGCATATTCAGGCACGTGTGTATAGAACTCTTTCACACGAGGCGCATACTTGAGATAAAAACTGCTTTGCTCATACATCCAAATTCTTGGTCGAGTGCCTAGAATCCATTCGTATTTGTCTAGTTTGACTGAGCCTTCATTGAGCGCCATCATCATCTTGAAGTCAACCATACAAGTGGCGTATGGTTTTACAGGAGGATCAAACGGAGGCATATTACACAAAAGCAATTTGCCGGGTCTCGGTTTCTCTGTGTAGTAAACGGCTCGATCACCGTTACCCAATACGTGCCAAACTTTACTGCTCATTGTACATCATCTTCTGTATCTGTAATTTACCCTTGTGCCCAGTCCAATGCATCGCAACTTTGTCGTTGCTGTCCAAACCGTCGAGTATATCTAGACGTAGCCAATTGTAGCGAGGCGGCAGTGTAGTGATGTTTATCTCACGTTCGAGAGGTGTCACACGAACCATCTCGTGAAGAACTTCTTGGTCACCGACTTTCGGGTTGTTTGAACACTCTTTCTCCCATGCTGGCAATATACGAGGCGTACCACGCATCGCAACAACACCTGAGTTGTGCCACTTTTCACCACGTCTCTTTGTCCAACCACGATCTTCACACATAGCGAGTTTACCATTCTCTACGTATTTAAAGAGCGTTGACATATCGCCTGTGATATGAATGTCGGTATCGAGCCAGCAGACTTCTTCGTACATTAGACACGTCTGAAACATCGCCTTTGGTTTATAGAACCAGCCCTGCCCTCGCTGAATCGGCATTTCGATAACGTCTGCGAAACCCAACATACCCAGTTTCGCTTTCATGTCAGCCGACACACCAAAGTTGGCAAAGACAAGATCGGTCTTATTGTGTTTGCGATAGTGTTTAACAAACCACTCTAGCATCCACTCAGTGTTTTGATCACAGCCAGTCAGAAAGGCTCTAGATTTTAACGATTTCATAGTTTTCATTGTAGTTGTGCTTGGCTTGACAGCCTGTTACATTTTGAATCGTAGTGAACGTATCTTTGACTACGACTGGCCAAGGGTAGTATTCTTGCAACCAAGGGAAGAAATCCACATTCAAAAAGACATCGGTGGCGCCGGCATAGTTTGTAGCCCGATCACATAGAATCTGTGCGGCTTTAGGCTTCAGTCGATACGCATGAGCGCCAGGTAAATATCGTTTGCTCGTAAGAGGTATCACACCCATTTGTAAAGGCTGTACAAACTTACCGTAACTTGGTGCGCCCAGACTCACCATGCCATCATACATCATGAACCTAGGTATATCATTTACAACGACTGCATCATGCTCGAAGATAAGAAACTCTTCTTTGCCTTTCGCACATTGAGCCCACAACCGATAGTGTGATAGAAATGTACTCAGAACATTATCAGGTCGGCTGCCGACATCATGCTTGAAACCTTCGGTGTTGAGTTGTAACTTCTTTGCGATCTCCCAAGGTCCTTTCTTAGGCGTGATCGCATCGAAGATTTCAACATCTAGATTTGCACGGTCTTTGGCTGAGTTGATACATCGTTCTGCTATCTCTACCGATTTATCAAGTGATGTGATTGTGATTACAAATGCTTTCATACATTAAGTGTATTATATGATACATTAAGTGTATTTTCTAATACAGTATATCCTACGTTTGCTGTCTCTCTAAACTTGACTCGCCATGGTGAGATACCCTCATTGATCCAAGCGTTCGCTACTTGCCATAGTCTGTCATCTGGCTTACCAAACAAGCGTGAAGTATCATGAAGAATGATGTACTTCTTTGTTACAGGTCCGTGTAGACGTAACTCTTGAATCAAATGCGCTGGTTGGTGATTACTATCTATCAGCAGACAATCGACAGGTGTTGCCGTCTGAGGGTCAATGCTTGATTGCTCACGTATCTTCAGTTTAATACCATATTCGTCACAGTAGTCACGAAAGATTTGCTCGAAAGGTCTCCATTTCTCAAAACTAATATCGACCAATTCTACAGATTTTGGATTTGTGAGACAAGCGGCTGCCGCTGACGCGCCTTGGTGAGTACCAAGTTCACGGTATGACTTACAAGTTTTCATGCACTCTCGCATTGCATCATGTTGCCAGCAATATTCTGCGCCATGGGCTTCTTGGTGTTGATCGCGAATTTCGCGATAGAACTCTACCAGATGTTTTACGTGGTCTAGTTTAGCATTAATCATTTTTAATTCTCTCCAGTAATGCCTCTACATCTCCTGAGGTGCTTGTTGGCATATAAGTTAAATTCTTTTCACGTAACGCGCCTCGATGCGTATCCCATTGTGACTCAGACACGTGATTGCCTACAACAACCGGTTGCCCTTTGAATGGGCTCTCCTTGAGCCAACCCATAATGTGTCTACTCATGTTGTCATGCCCGACGAAACCAGTCTTCTCGTACTGGTCGTTATACTTCTGAGCATTTGCGGCATTCGTGACATAGCCATGCGTGTGCTGATCCATAGAGCAAAGATTAATCACTTTGTTCTCGTAGTTTCTGAACGGCAACTCGCGCTGAACGATTGCATCATGCTCTAAAACAACCGCTGTTTCATTATTCTCAATGATTTGTTTTCGAACCATATAGTGACTCATTGTCATTGACTGTTGCATCACCAACATACGATTCATCATTTCGGGATTGATTGGCTTGCCCGCTTTACGCTCAAAATTCATCTTGAGACGTTTTGCATATTCAATCTCGATGTCCCATCCAGGATAAACTTCTTCAAGATTATAAGGCGTGATAGCCTTGAACTCTACTGGTCTCAAACCAGACATCTTACAAGACCGAATGCATCTCTCGGTCAATGCTTTGACCTTCTCGTTTTCGGGAAAGGCAAAGCGTGTAGTAATGATGTATGCTTTAAACATCTATCCATTTCTCGACGGGTTCATTCACGATGATATCGTGCCATCTTTCGTTTTTGTCATCGGCGCCGCGCAACTGAACGTGTACTAATTTAGGTTCTTCAACTTGAGCGCGGCCATCCCATACAGGGCGATGCCCAGTAATGTCTTTGTCGCCGTTGTAATGTACGAAACAGTTCCAACCAGCATCCATTACAGTATACTCAGATACCAGCATCATGGCAATCAGATAGTTCTGGTCGATTCTGTAAAAGGTCGGCAGCCCAGGTGTGCTATTACACCAGTCGATATACGTTTGAAAGGGTAGCCAATTTTCTTGTGCGTTCTTGCGAGCCTCACGATCATAGAGTACAACACCAGTGTTGTAGATCTTGACTTGCCCTTCGTTGTTACGCAGTACGTCTTTGCCCCATCTTTCTTTGACCATCGTCGCCCACTTCTCATCATTTGCAGAGTTGAGGTGTGACTTTGTGGTCATATGAATCTTTTCTTTGTGTGGCTCATCTACGATACCGATACCTTTGTAGCCTTGAGCAAAGATGTCAATATCAAGATCTCTTACTGGAAATATATCGCAGTCAAGAAAAAGAATATTGTCATACTCATCAAACTCAGGATCAAACAAAGGGCGAAACGCGGTGTAGTAATGCGGTATCGTAAGTTTACCACCAGGCACGTTTTGAAATACAGGATTCATCTCAAACATATGCTCTGCGCCGATGCGCTCTGCCCACTCACCTATGAGTTTTCTAGACTGAGCGGCTTCGGGTGGTGGATTACCACTCCAATATTGATAGATTAAATTCTTAGCCATGATAATGCTCCATATACCATTTTACAAAATTGTCTACGCCTTCTTCTATTGAAGTTTTGGGTGCATAACCCAACTTCTGTAACTTTGTGGTGTCGGAAGCCGTTTCTTTTGCGTCAGCAGGATGTTTTGGTCCGTACTCAATGATCGCATCAACACCCAATGAGTTCTGAATAGCATCAACGAATCGTTGCAGTTCGATTACCTCGCCTCGACCAATCGAGTACATATCACGAGGCGTCATGTTGTTTACCACACACTCGATGCCTTGCACGATATCATCAACATAAGTGAAGTCTCGCTTCATATCACCGTAGTTAAACAGTGTGATAGGGTTGCCTGCAAGTATGTTCTTTGTGAAATCGAACAGCGCCATGTCAGGTCTGCCCCATGGTCCGTACACCGTAAAGAACCTCAGACCAACAGCGTTCGGTATCGTTGATATGTTAAACTGAGATTCGTTAATATACTTGCTGTAGCCATAAGGGTTAATCTGAGGGTAAAGATACTCAGGCTCACCCCAAGGCAAAGGGTTACCATGCATCACACAGGATGTAGAGGCATAGATTACATTCTGTACATCGTGAGTTTCAAGTGCACGAATAAGATTCAGTGTGCCTAGACAGTTCGTCTTGATGTATTCGTCTGCGTGATCCATCGAGTAACGCACACCTGCCATTGCACCAAGGTGTATCACGAGATCTGGTTGAGCAAGCCCAACAAGACGCATCATTGCTTCGGGATCTTCTAGATCGGCAGCCGTAAATTTGATGCCCCACTCTTCTAGACGTTTGACCCGTTTGATCTTTAATCTGTTATCATAGTAGTTGTTTAAATTATCAAAGCCAACCACTTGATGCCCAAGTTCTTGCATACGCAACGCAGTATGCATACCGATAAAACCGGCGATGCCGGTTATCATAATCTTCATGCTGGTTTCCTGTGTTTAACAGTTCGTCTGCCGCCGCCATAATTACCGCGAATAGTTGTAGCATGAACTGTAATGTCTGGCTGAAATGTGGGTGACTCCCACACTTCTTCTCGATGTGAACCAAGAGTCATTAAAAACTGATCAACGTCTTCGTAGCAATAGTTTAAATTTGGATCAGTTGTTGTGTTTTGCACACGACCAAGAGACGGATGGGCTTTAGAATAACCACCATGAAACTCCATCACAAGACTACCGCCTGGCGCAAGTTGCTCATACCAGGTGGTCAAGGCTTTCTCTGGATCAAGGCAATGATCAAACACATTCGTATAGATCAGATCAAATTTACCTTTCCACTCTTCTTTTGGTTCATGCATATCCCACTGAACTGTCATGGGATATTTTTCACAGCCTTCGGCAATCTCTGTGCCGATTACTTTTGCTCCATACTCTCTCGCAAAAAACTCTTGCTCATAACCCGCTCGTGTGCCATGACACAGTATGTTTTTGGCACTAGGTATTCGTTTTTTGATTTCGAGTACGGTTTCTCGGCCAACGCCTGAATGACTTTTCTCTTTTCTGAGATAACCTGCGTTTTGTGCCTTTACATAATCCTCATATGAACTGTATTCTAAAACTTTATCTTTCATCTAATTGCTAACCCTGCGTAAACTCCTTCGCTAGTATATATCGTTGGTGTATTTAACTCAAGTACGTGGTAACCATAGTATCGAAACCATTGTCGCCAATCATTTGCAGACCACTTGATCACGTGTGTTGGATCAGCACGTGAACATTCAAGTACGTAATCATCTTCACCCTCTCTACACACAGGCATTCGAAAGGCAATTGTCTTACTGTTCAATTGCTCGAAAGTGTTGACAAGATCATCTTCGTTCATATGCTCAAACACATCAAGAGCAAACGTAACTCCATAGGTTTGATTAAAGTCTATCTCTTTTGAGACAAGATGCCCACGTTCGCGGGCCTTGCTCAAAGCCCAATCACTAATGTCAACACCAACAACATCGTATCGTTCTTTCTTAATTCCATCCATAAGAAACCCTACAGCACAACCAAAGTCAAGAAACGGCTCCTTGTCAAGATTCAGATAGCGAAGAATGTGTAAGAGATCACGAGCGGTCTGAATGTACTTGGCGCCTCTCTCCATGTAGTTGTCATAATTGACAGAGTTGTAGTACTTCTCATCAAATTCAGTCATGCAAAATTCCTGTCATTTTCATCCATAGACTGCGCAACCGTGTGTAGCAGACGGTTGTTGTTATAGTAAAGACACGTACCACAAGATGTGTCCCAGTTATCGCCTTTGTTGTTTCTCACTTGATACGGATAACCGTACATGGCGTAGTTTACGTTACACTCTCGATAGATCTGTTTTACGTTATCGATGCTACCAAGAGAGAACTCTAGATCGTATGTACGCTTTTCAAGTACGTGACTCGTGCACATATAGATCTGATAATCACCACCATCAGGATGAGGTGCGATGTAGGGTCGTGTAAGCCCAACATAGCAACCTTCTTTGAACGCCACATCATTGTCCCAAATCTCTTTGATAAAAAACTTGTTGTGTCGATCTAGTTCTTGAATCACGGGACGAAAGATCTGTTGTGCTTCGACCTGTGCACCAGGCACCAATGCATTGCCTGCGATACGACAGAACTTAATCTCGGGATTGAGTTCAATCAATCGTGCAATCTTTTTGATTGTTTCGGGTGATGTACCAGGATATATTTTTCTTGTGCGTGACAATTCGTCAGGCTGATCGCCGGTGCTTTCATAGATGATGTATGACAGCCCGATTCTATCGAGAGGAAAGCCACCGAAGTTATAGTCTTCAGGCTCTTTACCCTCATCGAGTTTAATCAGAGACACACGAATCCAGTTGATCATATCATAGACCTTCGGATCGAGGTGTCGCGTGAAGTCTTCGGTGTTCGTGATGATGCCTACATCATAGCCTATGCCTGCGGCGTATCGTATCACATCATTGATATTCTTGCCGGCTTCTTTGTCACGATACAGCATCGGGTTACCGCCACCTGTGATCTCTACAGCCTTGGCACCCAGATGTTTGAACTCAAGCAACATCTTGATGAGTTTGTGATAGGGTATAAAACTCTTGAGCGGTCTCGCGGCCACAGAACAGAACGGGCAGTCTGAGTCGCAAGACTCACACAAAGCCAACTGAATGTTAATTGGTTTGAAGGTGTCTTCGTATTGTATTGCGTGAAGCACATCGGTGTGTTGCAGATACTTGTCGCCCCACGTGCTGTACTTCTGAGTTTTTTCTTCGAATGATTCAGACATAATCCCTTGCATCATACATTGTTGTTGTTCTATCTTTTTCTTCTTTTGACATTGACTTCGCATCAGGCCAGCCGTCTTTACCATGCCAACGTGGCTCAAGTATGCGCCCTTCTTCAAGTGCAATCATCGTCTCGTATGTAGGTATGGCATAGTCGGGCGTCACAAATACGTTGCCTTTTGTGGGTATGTGATTACGTACAAATCTGCACACCTCAGGGCGATCAACGTATTTGAGTTCGAGAGGTTCCCAGAATTCAGAATAGCCATCACCCATGATTGATACTGTTACCACGGTTTTCTCGCTTCAATAACTGAACTATGCATTTTACGTATTTCTCCCGGTGTGTCAATACCATTGAAACCAGAAACATTGCTTTTACCATACTGACATTCTTTGACATTAGTGAAGCCAAGTGCAGTGAGTGTCTCTTTCATCTCTTCGACACGCCACAGATACAGGTGTTCTCCTTTCTGATACAGCAGACCTAGAGCCACTTGTTCTTGTGGTCGTTTTCTTTTATGCCCATCAGCACAGAATTGTTCTTCTACTATGTACCGCTTATAGTAGTGTTGTACGAACGGATCGTTGGTGAGATCCTCATCGCCTACCAAATACTCAATAAAATCGTATGACGGCCACACAGTACGAATCACACCACCTGGTTTTAAAACACGATATGCTTCTTTGAACAGATTCACACCTTGATAGTGATAAAAATGTTCGATGAAATGTTCTGAATACACACCATCATAGTAATTGCCAGGAACACCTTTGATAGGCAATTCTGTCAGATCTTGTAACAGAATACCTTTGTCGCCATAGTTGCTTGCGATGTTTACACCGTCCCAGTTCAGACCGCGCTTTCGGTTTGCACCAAGTTCTAGATAGGTTGCCATACACTTAACTCCGTATGTTCTAATTTAGGCATAGTGAATTTAGAACGCGCAAGAAAATGATTGATCTTGCCGTCATGTTTTCCCTGCCATTGATAAGGCAGACGATTCCAATAAGGTTCAAGTTCTGTAACATTGAACACAGGTTGAGATAGTTGAAGATTGATATACATTTGTTCGGTGTATCGTGTGTGCAGTACATAGTCATCAACAGACGTAAAGTGTTCACGTGCTTTAAGTCTACCTTCTCGCGTCCATAACTGCAAGCCACCGTTCATGTATCGATACGGGTCACTTGGGCACGTCACTGACTTAGGGAAAGACCACTTTTTACCAAACAGATGTTTGCCATATGCTTTGATACCACGTTTTTCAAGAGGCGGGTCCATAACCTTTGCAATCCAATTTTTAAGAGGACCGTTCTGAAATAAACCCACTTCGTGCACCATACCAACATCTTTGACAAATACTTTAAAAATGTTTTGACGTGTAGCGACAAGCATATCAAGATCGAGTGTCAACACCTTGTCGAACTGATCGAACCACGGATCATAGAAGATACGTAGCGAGTCGAGTCTCGGATCTAGATGTGGAAAATATCGGTCATGAGACAGTTTGTACTCTGCGCCACAAATGTCTGCGTATGCTCGTGCTGATCGGCTGCCTGCCTGTGCCCAATCTGGCATCTTATCGCCGCCCATGTCAGCATCAAACGATTCATACGGTATGTAATATTGAAAGATTAAATTTTTTGCCATGCTTCTCGCCACTCATCTGCGAAGTCACAATTTTTGTATGCATCAAACCAAGGTCCACCATCAGTATAGTGAATAATATTTGGTTTGTCAAGATCATGATAGTAACCCGACAGATAGTTCCAGGTGTGATGCAACGAGCCGATCTTGTTTGCCCATTTCATTTGATGCAAATCACTGGGCTGTGCTTGGTTCACGTACTCGTTTGTGAGA